CCCTCGGCCTGCGGCAGTAACAGGAAAGAAATAGTCCTCGCTGATCGAGTTTTTAGTATAAACTCCTGCGTCCAATGCAAATGTGTGGAAGTCGTGGAATTTTTCACTTCCGTCAATGGTCAATGTTCCAACGTCTGCATCTTCTACGAATTCGACTGACACTATTTTACAATCTTTAAGTTTCTCTTCAGGCGTTCCAGTATCTTTAGATGGAGCTAAATCAATTTCAATTTCGTGTTCCTTCTTAAAGTCGTTAACGACTTTACCTAATAGCACGAATTCAGCCAAAGATGTGTCAAAAATCAATTCTTCTGTTTCTTCAGCCTTTCGCAAGAATGGGAAAAAGCTATCATTTTTTGAAATATGTTGGGCCTCAATAAACCCCTTGCCCTGAATTGGGAATTTATGATCTGGGGTGCAGATAATATTTTTCCCATTGTCAAGCGTGAGTTTGATGCGCTTAGTATTTTTGCGAGTAACACCAGCCCAAGTAATTAAACCTGGCGCGAATTTACCAGTGATGGGATCAATGGAATATGCCCAATTTGTTTTACCTTGTGTGTGCTCAGTAATAATTTCCTGAAGCTCAAGAGTTCTTCCATCCAGAAGGGGAATTTTCGTGTCTAATGCTAGACATTCCGGATTATATGAAGAATCTGTTTGATTGGCATTAGATGCACTCGGCACCCGTTTTTGCCTAATGTCGTTTTTAATTTGCTCTAGATACTGCTTAACCTTATTAGGCATCATGTTGCCGACATCGATATAAAACACTCTTCGCTCAGGTGCACGAACTACTCGATAGATAATTGCTGCATCTTCAAGCATAATCAATTTTTGCCAATCGCGATAGGCAGATTGCAGAATTGACAGTCCAAATGGGGCAGATTCGCCCATGTCGTCTGATAAAGAGAAATGCAGAATGGCCGCTGCAGGACTAATTTCTATTGACTCTGAACTTTGAAAAGTCGAATTAGACATGCGCTGTGTCTGGAAGAACGTAGACGGCCGTATGTGATATGCCATCTTGTTACCGCTTTCATCCAATTCGATGCCAACAACTCGAGTAGGATGAACAAACTCCCATGGAGCGGTATCTGAGGTTTTTCTAAAAAAGCAATCCCCATACTTAATCATGCAACGAGCAATGCTAAAATTCTTTTTTGTGAGGCCGTGAAATTTGCTCCAATGTCTAAGAGATGCCCGAATAGTCGTCGTCAACCCGTCGCTTAGTTGTTGATTTTCTTCAGTTTGATAATCTATCGTAAATGGTAAACTAGTTCGCTTATCCATATTCGAAATTTCTTCTGCTATAGTATCAAGCGCACGAGTAATATCCCCAATGTCCATTGCGTCGTATTGCTTATATCGAGCCAGTCTTGATGAGGACCCGCGTAATAAATTAGCAAACCAAGACACTGACGAATGAGTTGCATAGCCAGCAGAATTAGTATCAACCCCATCGCCAATTGTGCTCTGGTGACTGTAGCTATCTTTACGAGATGGAGGAGTTACGATTCTGAAATAATTTGTCCATTGTGACATGTTTGGTACCTATTAAAAAGCGTCTACTGCTTGTGGGGTGTTTCTACGCCCGAACATTGGCTCGGAAATTTTAAACGTTGGCGTATTTTGGGGGGCGATAATAGCCAATAATCTAACAGCTTCATTTAGAACCTGTGTTATTTGGACTAATTGGTTTTGAGCGGCAACATCAGAAACTTGAATGATTCCTGATGCTGATCGTGAACTATTTATCAGTTCTGACGAAGCTGCTTCCCGTTCTGGCGGGGAAATAGAAGATTTTGACGTTGATGAAGGGCTCGCGTTATAAACATCGTAAACGCCTGTTGCGAGCCCGCTTGCTGCTTTTGTCGTCTTGGTGCCAAAGTCCGCGGCTTCGTCGCCGCCATTGAACAGATCGTAAATCCAGCCACCCAGGGTGGTCTGACTGCCCGTCAGTGTACTGGTCAGCTTGTTGATGGGCTCGACCAGCAGCGTGCCGACTCCGTACATAGCAACGCCAACGCCTGCGACAAGGCCAGCAGAACCAAGCGCTGCACCGCCTCTTAGCATTGTTGCGCCCAATGGCAATAATGCTTTGCCCAACCCGGATACCAACGATCCTGCGCCAGCGCCTCCAAGCGCAAGTAATGATTTTGCAGCTAGCCCACTTGAAAATGCGAGGCCAGTGATTGCGGCTGCTCCAGCTAAAGCAGCAACTGTTAGGGAATTAGTTGCAATAGAAACTGCAGTTTCCCTAATTTCAGTAAGGTGCATAATCGTATTATCAGGTTTGGCAGCCTCTTGTGACCTAGCTCGCGCTTCTTCACTGGTCCCGATTTTTGCCCGCTCCTTAATTGCCATTTGCGAGTACATATCTAGCTGATTCTCAATGTCTGCTCCAGGAGAAGTAGCTTCAAGCATAAAATCGCGAATCGTCCCCTGTTGGAGGCCTACGGCCTCTGTTTCATATGTTCCCCTTCTTGCAGCAACGCGTTCTAAAAGTTTCTGATATTCTTCAGTTTCGCTACCTTTACCGGTAGTCTTCCTCATACCTTTTACAGATAAATGATATGCGCGCATTTGTTCCTCTGCGCTGAAACCAAGTGCTCCCATTTGAACCATTAGTTTCGCACCACCTTCAAATCGTTCACGGACCTTTGCGCGTTTTGCAGCTTCTTGTATCTTTATTGCGTCCTGCGCCTGCTGAATGCTTAAGCCCCGAACATGTAGTTCGTTTCGCTGGGATTCCAAATTATCGCTGTATGCTTGAGACTGTGCAGCAGTCATGCCAAGCATGGTCTTCATGACATCTTCGCCGCCAAATAATTCGCTATTCAGGCTAGCATATTCAGCAGCGTTTATGTTTATAGTTCCCGATAGCTTATTAAAGGACTCCATCGTCTTTCGCATATACCCGTTTAATGCATTTTCGTTAGACGTATCAACTCCGCTTGAGATTGCCGCTTCAGTTGCGGGAGCTATTATTGCAGCCGCCTGTTTAAATGAGTATCCGAACTCGTTAAAAGTGTTTTCAAAACCACTGCGAAGCGAGCCAAATGCGCTTGCACCATAATTTGCCATTACCCTTTTGTTATCCAGCATGAACTTTGTAGTTTCATCAAAGCTCATTCCCATTGCAATCGACTTTTGCTGAACATCAAGATACGATGTTGCTATGCTAGCTACGTTGAAGTCTGAAGTCTCAGACATAATGGTCAGTAAGGCAGTTGCGGTTTTACTAAGTGCTGCTACTGTTCCGGCGTAGGTAGAAAGTTCGCCGATCTTATTGGTTCCTGCCTCAGCTAGCCCATCAAGAGAAAACTTACGTTTGATGGCGCCTAATGCAGTGTTCGCATTGACGCCAATCTTATCTAGGCGCTGGGTAGTTTCGGCTGTGGTTTTATAAAAGGTTTCTAAAACTTCTGCGAGACGACTAAGTTCTTTATTAACTGTTATTTTCGCTTCTTCATCTTTGGGATCGACATTGCCGAAATCCCCGCTTTGCATGCGTGAAAGAATCTCTGTAACATCTGAAGGAAGTTTGACCTTTAGGGATTTTAGTTGTTCGAATGCAGCCGCCATAGATGCTTGCATTTCTTCGCCTTGTCCAGGAACGGCGTTGCTTGCGTTGGCATCGTTATACGTTTTTAGAATACCTTCAGACAGCATCTCCTCGACAGACTTTCCACTCATACTCGAGAAATCTTTAAATGCTTCTCCGAGTGCAACGTTTGCCTCGCCCATCCTTATTCGGAGTTGGGAAAAGTCATCCGGCATCAAGTTGTTATTAAACTCGTTTGCCGCTTCATCGATCAAGTTCATTGCGACCAACATGCTTCTTGACATGTCGTTGGCCTTCAAAATCTTTGTCGCATCAGTCAACTGCGAGACATATTTTGCATGATCTGCAGATGTAGCATCCGAATTAATTTCTGCTGCTCTACTAATAAGAGCTGCATTCATAAGGCTCGAGTTTCTTTGAACTACGCTGAAATTGTTTGATAACCCGGTTGTTCCCTTAACAAGGTTTTTAAACGCCGCAACCTGTTGCGGAAGCGATAACCTAATGAGTTTTGTATACTCAATCGTGAGTTTGTCTTGGGTTTGCTTTACCCCCTCGGTAGATTGGGCAAGTTGTTCTTGAGCTTTTTTAACCCGTTCGGCTTTACTTCCGCTAGACGTGCCCCGTGGATCACTTGCTGCAGCACCGATTAAATTTCTGAATGCAGCAGTAGACTCCTTTAAAAGGCGGTTTTGCGCAGTCAGGTTTTTTGAATTCAGACGAAGCTGACGTTCATAATCGTCCATCGCAGCTTCACCGAAAGCACTCATGTTTGAAGAGCGCGTGGAACGTGAAGAACTTGCTGCTCCGCCACCACTATGAGATGCGCCTGTTACTCGAGCAAGTGTGTTTACGCTTGAAGTAAGAGCTGTTATAAGCGCGTTTAATTGTGCATCAGAGTATTGTGTTGACATGGGCTTTTACGCTCTCAGGACTGTATAAATAGAATAGGGCTTAGTCTATTTATTGCTCAATGTAAAACCCTGAACTAGACCATAATTTATAATATCGGAGAAACAATGTCAGATACAAACCCCCTTTTAAGTTCACTAAAATTGCCAGGGCGCATTTTCCAAATCCCTTCGCGCGGGGTGTTTTATACAAATGGTGAACTATCGCCAAATGTAAAAAATGGCGAACTTCATGTTCGCGCGATGTCAGCGCTTGATGAAATCAACTTAAAAAATCCTGATCAATTGTTTTCCGGTGACGCTTTGAATGCAGTGTTTAAAACGTGTATTGATGGAGTTGAAAAGCCGACAGAGCTTTTAGCTAAGGACGTTGATGCTATTATGATGTTTTTACGAACTGTTACATATGGCCCAAATTACGAGTTCATCGCAAAACATACTTGCGAAAATGCTAAAGAGCATACTTACGTTGGCAACGTTGACGAAATGATTAATCGAAGCGTCATGATTGACCCGACACAGGCGGAGAAACAGTACACTGTCACGCTTTCAAATGGGCAGACGGTCTACATTAATCCGAACCGCTACCAGCAGATCCTGGATGTCATCAAATTCAATCAGGGCAAAACTGAAATCACTGTTAAGGACCAACAAGACAACTTGATCATGATGCTCCTGGCAGTCGTCAGCCGCATTGATGCTGTTACAGATAGAAAGCATATTGAAGAGTGGTTGCGTTCGGCTCCTGTTACATATATTAACAAGATTGCATTTCAATCTGAAGCTGTTAATAGCTGGGGCCCCAATCTCAAATATACATGTAAGTGTAAAGATTGTGGTGAAGAATTTGAAGTTGATATCCCTATCAACCCAGTAACTTTTTTCACAGAATGATTAAAGCTGGTAATATGTCCGCTATTGAGCAGCATATTATCAAGTTGGGCAATGAAATCAAGCACTTAGTCAAAGCGGCCTTTGAAATTTCTTACTGGTCAAGAGGCGCTTGGAGCTATCACAGTGTTTTGGCAATGTCTCAGGCTGAAAGAGAAATAGCAACAGATTTCATTAATGAGCGACTAAAGGTCGCTTCAAAGTCCGCGCATCCAGTTTATTGATCAGCTGCCCAATTCATACACTTCTAAGCAGCAAAAAGAAAACCCGCTCAAGAGCGGGTTTTTTGTGTTCTTCATACTAATAGTAACTTATTCGCAATATGATTCGACTTTAATTCGAAGTCCATGTTTTTCAAACACATCATTCGCAAACGTGTTCTCATCACTAATAATAACTCCGTCGAGCCCATCATGAGCATTGACTCCACTGAAGTTAGTCATTTCCCAAATGTTGTATCTCTGTTCCCGTTCCCATGAGAAATACATTTGAAACACCTTTTTAAGGTTTTCAGAAGTCGGCTTTATCTTTAAGACGTTAAGACAAATATCCTTCTTAGCAGCCCTAAATTGCCTAGTTATAGTTTGCAATCTGTTACCAGCGCTAATGAGTTGCTCAGCAGTCAGTGTTGGGTTAGCCTGCATAACAACCCGAACTGCTTCTGAACGTGAAGAACCATCTAGCATAAGGCCGGGACTGGCCCTAGATCCATTTGACAGGGCCATAATTAAGGTTTTTACATGTTTTAAATTCTCACTGCTAATAGGTAGATGCAGAACATTCTTACATATGTCCTCTCTAAACTCTTTTTTCTGCCTGTCCGCCTTTAACAGTTCGGGATATTTTAGCTCGAGCAACTTCATATTTCCCATGTATTTTCGATATAAATGACTTACGAGAAACTGGCAATATGAATTCTCAATGTCGACTACCGTCCCGAATAATTCCTTTCGAAGCCAACCCGGCCACATTTCAAGGCTCCTAATTGGCCAAACAGAAACATCGCGGGCTTGTAGTTTCCCAGCGGCTTTGTAATAAAACGTGACACGCTCTGCTTCATAAAGCCAATTCACTGCACTAATAAGTTCTTCTTTGCCTTCTGAATGTAATCGCTCTTTGACATATAGCCAACGATCTTTTCTAACAACGACTTCTGAAGTTACATAATCTTTTTCGTCTGGTTCAGGCCCAGGACAAAACTTTGATGTGTTCAGAAGCTGTTCAATTGCTGAGATTAACTCGTCAGAAATCTTTTTAGGGCTTACTAATGTTGCGCTCTTGGTGCCATTGTTGAAATTGAACCCAGTTCTTTTAATTGTGAAAAAATGCGTAAGAATCTTTTTTGCATCGCCAACTTGAGAAGTCAGGGCAGTCAGCAACATTTCTTCTTCTAATAACCCTGGAGCCTTTCGAAGTTTTGAAGTTGCATGATACCAAGCGACAGCAATGGACAAAACCATTGCCTGTCGCCGTTTTCTTTTACTCCACCACATGCCCTCAAGATTATAAAAATTGCTGACATGTAACGGGTTAGTGCGTTCAATTTCTAATGAGGTCCTTATGGGGTGAAAAAATATCATCGACGACGAATTACTGAACGAAGTTTAATACGGGAAATAAGTTCTTCAAGAGTTGAGAAAAGCGGGATTTCGAACCGATCACATACCATTTCCACATTGCCCTTTCGCCAATAGCCCTCTGGGCAGCAAACAAAGACTTTATTGGACTTTGCATAAAGCCCTAGTTCCATCAGAGTAATTGGCGCTTTGGTTTTTGGGTCAAAATAGTAAACGATTAGATCTGCAGAATCTTGATTATCTAACTCCCAAGTAACTTGCTCATTAAACTGCGGGTCCTTTATGCTTTGAACCCAGGAGGAATCCCAATCATCCCGCCGAGGATTTAGCAGGATTACATTAAACTTTTCTAAGTTACGGGCGACAGTTTCTTGCCAATTTTCGGCTTCTCCCATCTCAATGGAGCCACCGAGAAATACTGACAATGCACCAGTATTATTTTCCCACTGATTTGGAGACTTAATTTCTGTCATTTTTTATTTCGCTTCATTGATTGGTAGATAGAACGCCCACAAGCGGGATCATTCATTTTGGCACCCGTCTTTTTATCTTTGCCGCCTGTCAACCAATTTTCATCAATTGCCCCCTTATCTTGGAGATGACGAACCAGGGCTCGAAGGTTTTTAGCGCGTTTTGAGTTCATTGTTTTCCCTTTACAAAATGCCAGAATATCTAGGATTATAATCAGAATCAGTATGTTCGACCATATAATCGGTCTTTGAAGTGAATAAAAGAGCTTCCCAGCGAGTTACGCTAGCCGTACCAAGCTTGCCCAACTTTGGGCGCAAGATAACAAATTTAATTTTGTCTGGATCTACGCCAAGGTTTTCGATGAAAAGTGGGGCATCAGCACCAAATACGTTTAATTCGTGCAAAGTTTTTTGAGGTCTACGGGTTCCCTTATCGTCCCTTAAAACTGTTGACTTTTCACACTTAGAAATTTTGAAAGCCCCAGTAGAAAATTGTGCTGAATGATGCGTAGTGGGATTTGGAGTAATCATTGCCCTTCGACCATTTGACCTAATCGCAAAATCAAAGAGCGAATCTATGAACTTGGAGTATGTTCCTTGGCTGATTACGCTTCTTGGTTTGCCGACAGCTGCGGCGATAACCTCTTTATTCGGCGAAAGCATCGCATTCCCGTTCTGCTTCGCGATCCATGGACCCATAAAATCGTACGCTCGTGAATACATTTCATAGTTGGCTGCCACGATTCGCAGTACGTCAGAAAAAGAAGTCGTGGGTCGGAACACATCGACCCTGATATTATTTGTATTATAGCTCATGATATTTTTATTGTAAACCAGTGTACCAAAAATCTTTCTGTGGTAGCAGGTCTTCTAGCAGAAAGATGTCGATCGATGTCCCATTTTGAGCAATAGTCATTTTCGGCGGGATGTTCATGTCCTTACTTAGGCCAGCTACAAAGGTTGATGAACGATTCCATTTAAAAATAAGCAACGGGATTTTATTAATTTTGACAGCATCTACTACAGATTCTTGCATCCATTTAAAAATGTTTGCATTGCCTGCAACCATAATTTCAAAGCTATCAGATTTCGCGTATGATTTACACTCTATAGAGAAATTAAAACACACCTTTGCTTCTTTCTGATTGACAGGCACTACATCCCCGACAAATATGTTTAGGGCTTCTTGCCCAAATAATTCGCCATAAGCTTGGAAGTTTTTTCCGCCTACTCTGGCTCCGCTGCCTGGGGTCCTGATAAATTTTAGTGGAGCTAATGCCGTTGAAAGCTTTTTAGCAACCTGATTTTCGAACCCCGACCCTTTAGCTTTGCTGTTAAATCGCTTAGTCTTCTTTTCCTTGATTTGGTCCATAGACCTCCCATATAGTTTTGTTTATGTGTATCGTGTTCTTGGCACGGTGGTATTTATCACATGAACAAAACTAAATTAGGGGCAATCTGTCCCGAGAAAAATTGAAGTTTCCCTTAATAAGCCATACCCGCATTCTGTGACGGGTTTACCGAATAAGCGATATTGTTCCAGCATTAAGCGTTCATTGCTGGAGTTTGCAAGTTCGAAGTCTGCCAACTTTGAATCTCGCTTAATTTCACCGGTTAGGGCGTCAATGACTTTAACAGAATAATACTGAGATAGCTTTTTCCAAATTGAGATAGATTCTGGGCTCAACTCTACATCAGAAATAATGCTGTTGCCGTTACCCCGCAAAGTCCGATGAAGAGAAGTAATGAAACCCCGGTTTCTCCATTTAGGGACAACAAAAGTCCTATTGATTACAAGTGCTTTTGGTTGCAAAATTTGCACTGCTTTAGCAAATGCGACCATTTCATTATCAACGACAATAACAAAGAAAAAATCATTTGCAAATTGCTGATAGAGCAATTTATGACCTTCGACGTTCGCCGTTTTATAAGGTTGCAGATCTGTTAAAATTGACAGTTCAAACGGGTTAGCGTTTGGTTGCTGCGGAATTCGCGTAATTTCGCTAAGTTTTACCATTATGGTAACGATTCGCCTATAAAAATTTGGTGCTCAAGTGTTTGGAAATTGTTTGGGGAATAAAGCCATTTGTGAATTCGTTCTAAAAGAAAATGATCAGCGTTTACATACGCGGGGTTGTCAAAATCACAATCAACCGCGTTACGCCTTCCCCCGGAATCCCTATCTACTACTTTCATTCCGTTAGTATGTTTCCTCAAATTCTTCCAAATTGAAATTGATTCCGGTGAAAGTTGCGAATCTGAAACCAGCACAAACCCCTGGTTATGAAGCGTCAAATAAAGTGCGGTCATTAATCCTCGGTTCCTGAATTTCAGCGGAGCCCAAGTTTGCTTTATGATTATGCCGCCTTCAATATCATCTAGCTTGACAGCCTTCATATACGCAGCATTTTCCCCATTTACTTGAACTACGAAAAAATAACTGTCGCCCACTTCATTACATAGTAACGGATACTGTTCGACTTTGGCCTTCCTAAACTGTGTCGCGCAATCAAACACCCCATGTTCAAATTGGAAAATGTTTGACTGCTTCGGAATTTTTGAAACTTCAGCTAATTTCATCAATTTCGCCATTGACGATTATTCTGCTGAATCCGTTCTGTTTGCGAATTGTTACTGTTCGATCAAATCGGCCAACTGCTTCAGGACGATGGGAGATGATCCAAAGTCCTAAGCCCTCATCCCGTGTTTTATCTTTAAGCAGCTTGAACACATTTTCTACACCAGAAGCATCTAAACTCGCATCAATCTCATCAATAAACATTAGGTTGACACGGCTATGCAGATGGTGAAGAACGTCCCTGAAAGCTAAAGACATAGACAGGTTTACTCGTTTCTTTTCACCGCTTGAAAGATTGCCAAAATCAAGTTCCCGCCCGTATTCTGCAACACAGCAACTCATATCATCGTCAAATCGCACAACATGTGGCAATCCGAGCTCTTTAGTATAATGGACCAAGCGATTGTTTAGGAATGGGATGGTTTTTTGAATAATCTTCCGGCGAATAAACGAGTTTTTATCAGTCAGCAGTTTTAGAAGGAACTGCTGGTGGTCCAAAACCTTTTTTAGTTCATTTAGGTCAGTATAGTCAATAGAAGTAACTGGATTTAACACAAGCTGTTCATATGCTTCTTCATGGGGGTTTAAAGCTGATAAGTTTTCCTGAATTTTCTGTGAAGCAGTGGAAGCAATCGCTTCAGCTTTTATTGCCTCTGACAATGAAGCGAATTTCATGAGAGACTTTGCGTTTTTGCGCTGCTCAATAATCTCTGCGGCTTCATCTGATAAGGTTTTAACAATACCCTCAAATTCTTCTTGCTGAATAATCTTTTCTTCAAGAAGCGCCCGTTTTTCTTCAAGCTTAACCATCGCCCCAGCATATTCTTGTAAGCAGTAAGGACATTTTGCATCCTCAAGATGTTCAAGTTCGGCCACAAGCTTTTTAACTTCTTGCGCAATCGCGGTCTTGTCCTTTTTAGCAACGGAAAGTTTTTTCTCAATACTAGCTTCTTGATCCTTTAACATTGAAACCAGGGAATGCAATTCCTTCTCTTCGTCCATGTTTACAGCTTCCATCAGTTCGAGCTGCTTTTTTAGGCTTTCCACTTGATTACTGCGGTCGGTTTCCCATCGCTCAATGCGCGACTTTGCATCTTTAACATGCTTATTGTAAAGTGTTACGGCAGCTTCACGTTCTCGAATGATTGCCTCTTGAACAGAAATGCTTCCTTCGGTTTGCTTAATGCGTTCTTTGAGCTTAATAGCTTTCTCTGTCAATATAGTGATATTAAACAGTTCTTCGATTTGCTGGCGTTGCTGGGAAACTGGCACCATAAGAAACGGCATGCTGTTCCCTGAAAAGATTATGACTTTGGTAAACAAATCATAGCTCATGCCAATAATTTCTTGAACTAGCGCATCGTTTCCAGTAACACTGTCTAATGTAATATCTTCGCCGTTTTTTAGGACCTGAATGTTAAAGGTTTCTCCCCTACAACGGTAGACTTCATATTCGTCATCTCCCTTTGAAAAGAAAATGCGGACCTCCATCAGCGTGCCTTTAAGCCCGTTTGTCTTATTCACTAAGTTGTTTAGGGAAATTGAATCAAACGGTTTGTTATATAGCGCATAGCATATTGCGTTAATGATTGCACTTTTACCGCAGCCATTTGCGCCCATCGTGTCTAAGTTTTCCCCGACGATTAAGGTACTTCCCAAAGTGGTCAGATCAATCGTAATGGTTGCATTTCCGAATGAGAGCAAATTTCTGAGTTCAATATATTTTAAAATTAACGGATTTGACAATTTCTATCCTTTATAGGTTTTGATAGATTTCTACGAGGCGTTTTGATTCAATCGACGATGCATTAGTCAATCCAGTCTGAAGCATTTTTATAACTGCATCGTTTAACGAGCTCAAGTCAAAGTTCTCTAAAACTTCTTCCCCGGCTATAGCTTCTTTTCGCTCGGCAGTGTTTTCTTCTAGGACAAATTCCCTTAAAGAAAAAAGTTTAACCATTTCGTCTTTAAGCGTCTGAGCATCCATGTAACTGATTTCAACATCTAACAGGCAGCGAACTCTGCATTTAGTCGGAAAGTCTGGAACCTTCCCATCTAGAATATCTGACAGTTTCACTTTGCGATATTTGGGGCAATCATCCCAGTCGATGAAATCAACATCGGCAGTTTCTGTGTCCAATATGCACATTCCTCGCGCATCATCCCAAGCATCTCCATAATTTGTCGGGAACGTATTGCCGATATAAACGATGTTATCGGTTGCTTGGCGCTTATGAAAATGCCCAGAGAAAATGTATTCAGGTCCAGCAAACTGTTTATGGTCTGGGCCATGTTCGATTCGTCGGTCTGAACCGGTCACGATAAAGTTTCTAAATTCAAAATGACCGAATACGTATTTCGGCTTATTTTTGGTAATTCCTTCTGCCATTAACGGATATTCTTCGTTGAAAAGAAACGGGAAGAAGGCAAACTTGTCAACGTATTTTGCTTCATTGACTATAATAACGTTTTTGAATTGGGAAAAATGGTATGTTGAAAATTGCTGGCGGGTCGATCGATGGAATAAATCGTGATTGCCTACGCAAAAATAAATTGGTAGCCCCAACGCATCTAATTTCAGAAGACCGTCAAATGAAGCATTTAGTGTTGCCACATTTATGGAATTCCGGTTTTCAAACCAATCGCCCATAAACACGATGGCATCACATTTCTCTCTTACCGCTGTATTTGCGAACCAATCAATGTAGTCTAAACAGTCTTGGTTATGAAGAGAGGAATTACCCTTTGCGCCCCAATGAATATCAGTAAAAAGCGCTGGCTTCTTCATTCGGCAGCCTTTCTCACAAAACTGCGAGTTTCTGCATCATAAACCAAATCAGCGCCGGTTAAGATAGTTACTTCGCCAGGTTCCCGACCTGGGTATCTTGCGGTTTCTTCACACTCGCCAATATCATTAGGATTTACCAAATCCCCGTCTAGTTCTTTAAGAACTGTGCTATCAACATAGTTAAAACTCGGGTTTGACCCAGCATTTATTAGCAGTTTGTCTCTAATGTTTTGTTGCTTTTTCTCATTTGCAATAAACTGTAGAAACGAATTATGAATTGCGGTCGTATAGAAAGCAAATGGGTTATCATACTTTTCGCAATTAAATTTTAAGGCATTTTTACAAAGGTTTTCAACTGCAGAAGAAACCATATCAGCTCGAAATGAAT